GTATTAAGATCTGTACATAGAGATGCTAAAGCTATTAGCATGGGAAAAGATAAAATTAATTCTGAAATTGAATTTTGGGAAAATAGTAAACGTAAAGTTCGTGCAGTTAAAGAAAGATTAGAAAGATTATATACAGCTCGAAATCAAATTGATGAGAATCCAGAACATATTGATACGCTAATGGATGATTTAAAAGGAATTCAAAATGAAAGCGCATAAACTAGATATGATTGCTGCATGGGCGAAAGATGCCGGTATTAGTGGTTTTGATCATTTAGATCCAAAAAATATCGAAAGACAGCGACAATACGGGATCAAAAAATATAATGAAAATAATCGCGAAAAACCTAAAAAGGATGAATAAACTAATGCATTGGTTTAAATTCAAATACAAAAAATGGTTGGATAAAAAACAAGCAAATGTACCTAAGTATTTAGGTGGTAAGTAATAAGAAAAAGGGCATTTAGGTGCTCTTTTTTTAGGTTTACTTTTATTATAAATAGTGGTATGATATATCTAATAATGGAGGTAACAGTTGTTACGGTTTACAACATTTTTAAGTGAGGCAAAAATGACTACTTATGTGAAAATGACACCTGCGCAATGGTCAAAACCTAATTCGCAGACTAATCAATCGCGATTAGATATATTAAGAAAGATTATTAAGAATGGAGATAAGATCCCATTAAACACTGGCGCTGAGGTAAAGATTGATAATACTAATGATAATTTAGCCGCAGTAGATAACTTAGAAAAAACATTAAAGCCAGTAAAATTAGTTAGTAGTAGAGGAGAAATATCCTCATCACAAATTGGCAAATCAGCCGCATTTGGCGGAGCACAGAGTGGAGCTGGTGGAGGAACAAAGAATACTGCATTAGCAGAAGGTCTACAAGCGATTTGGATTCATGCTATGTTGGGAAAAAGAATACAACCATTCGAATCCTATTCGCAATCAGATTTAAAAGTTGCTTATGGTAAAGCAGAAGTAAATATGTTATCGTTAGATGAAATGCTAAGTATGGATGCATCTTGGCATTGGTCGGCATATTGGTCAGCGAAGATTTTAATGAATAAAGGATACTTGAAGACTGGCATGACAATACATCGTGGTGATGATGTGATGAAAGCAATTTATAAATTAAAAGATAATGCATTTAAAAATTCAGGTATAGTAAAATTGGGTGACGATAAGTGGAATCCTGGAGATGTTTGGGCTATAGGAGCGAGAGTAAATATTTCAAGTGAACTATCAGATGAAAGCATTCAAAAACTAAATTCAGATCTTGTAGCTGCATTTGACGATAGAAAAATAGTAGGCATATCTCTTAAGAAGATTGTTTCAGAGGCTGGTGCCAAACTTAAAGAAGAAAATCGTACAGAAGAAGTTGATGATCATATATTTACTCGAGCATCATTAATGGCATCATTTGCTAAGAAAGGTGAATCATTCTTTCGCAGCAAAATGGGTTTAGTTATTTTTGATACAACAAGTAAAATGGATGTTAGAGCTTCAGCAGCATTTGCATCTCCTAATATGGAGATTACATTAAAAACTGCAAGAGGTGGTAGAGCCAACTGGGCACAGGTAACTCAATCAGCAAAAAAGAGAATGAATTATACTATGCCTACGAATGCTGAACTTACACGAATGGCTAAAGATTTAAAAAACCGAGGTGCAAAATCATCGTATGCTAATAATTTTTATTTAATGGCTAAAACTGTACATCCAACTATTCGTGACAAAAATCAATTTTTGTCAGATATGGAAACACAAACTGCTATACAACTACATAGTAAATTAGCAGCTACACATGTTTGTTCATTATTAGAAAAAAATAAAAATAATGGTAAGGCAAGTGCATTTGTTTCTCACTTAGTAAATTTTGCTGGATCTAAAACTGCTGAATCTTCAATTTATGTAAAGGTGTATGAATAATGAAATTTGCTGAATTTATAACTGAACAAAAAAATACTCATATGACACATATAGAAGATAAAGTTTTATATGGCGGTGTAAAAGGTACACGCGATGCTATAATGGCATTACGTTCATTAAGAGACATGTTAGGAGGTCAACATGCTGGCAATGTATCTCTCAAGTGGGACGGTGCTCCTGCTGTGTTTGCTGGGATTGATCCTAGCGATGGAAGATTCTTCGTGGCGAAGAAGGGGATCTTTAACAAATCTCCCGAAATATACAAGAACGATGCTGATATTGATGCTGCTACTAGCGGCGATCTCAATACAAAGCTTAAGCTTGCTTTACAGTATTTACCCGAACTAGGAATTAAAGGAATTATACAAGGTGATTTTCTCTTTAGTCCAGGCGACGTTAAAAAGACTCGAATTAAAGGGGATCAATATATCACCTTTCACCCTAATACAATCGTATATGCAATACCGGCAGGCACGGAAATGGCCAGGAATGTACAATCGAAAAAGATCGGAGTTGTATGGCATACGACCTACACAGGATCGTCATTCGAATCGTTAAGAGCCTCATACGGTGTTGATGTATCTAAATTAAGAAATTCAAAAAATGTTTGGTCTCAAGATGCAATGCTTCGAGATATGACCAAATATACAATGTCTAAAAAAGATACGGAGGAAGTTAATGCTCATCTTTCTAACGCAGGTAAAATCTTTAATCAAATCAGTGGTAACACGCTTAGGACTCTTGAGGCTAATCAAGATCTTGCTCGCCTTCTTGAAACTTTCAATAATAGTTATGTACGTAAAGGTCAAATTGTTACTAACACTCGGACCCATGTTAATAAACTGGTTGCTTGGATTAATACGAGGTACAAAAAAGAAATAGATAAAAGATCATCTGCTGCTGGTAAAGCTGCGCAACAAAAGAAATTAGATGAAATATTATCGTTTTTTTCAGCAGAAAACAAAGATTCATTAAAAAAAATGTTCGATTTGCAGCAATCTATCGTAATGGCGAAATTAAAACTTATAAATATCCTTAATAAGTTAAGTAATATTGACACATTCTTAAAGACCAATAACGGATATAAGACAACTGGTCAAGAAGGATATGTTGCTATTGACACACTTGGTGGTGATGCAGTGAAAATTGTTGATCGTATGGAATTTTCATATGCCAACTTTTCACCGGATATATTAAAGGGATGGGATAAACCAGGAAGGTAAAATAATGGGAAAACCATTACGATTTAAAGATATGATTAATTCTGATCCAGCTCCTGGTGAAGATGATTCAGTAGCATATCAAAAGTCACGTCTAAAGCGTAATGCTACAGACGAAGCATTAAACATGTCTCAGCGTTTAGCCCGTAAACGCTTAATGAGAAAATTAGCTCCTAAAATTAAAATCGGTAGAGAGCGCGCGAAACGTCGTATGCCTGATATGGCAAGATTTAAACGCCGCGCTGATAAAGCTGCGCGTAATTTCTTCTTAAAGAAATTTTCAAAAGGTGAAGCTAAAGCAAATTTGCCAATGGCTAAAAGAATGGAACTAGAAAAAAGATTAGAAAAACCAGCAATGAAGAAACGTATTGCGATGTTGTCTAAGCGATTAGTGAAAGATGTCCGTAAAAAAGAAATGGACAGAAGGAAACAAAAATAGTATGGAATTTTCGTTTAAGAAATTCTTAATTGAAGAAGAGAAGACGGTTTATTTTACATTTGGTAGAATGAATCCTCCTACAATTGGGCATGAAAAACTTTTAACATCTTTGGCTAGAAAGGCTGGTAAAAACCCATATCGCATTTTCTTATCGCCGACTCAAGATAAAGAAAAAAATCCAATAGATTATAAAACTAAAGTAAAATTTGCTCGTAAAGCATTTCCTAAACATGCACGTTCAATTGTTTTGTCACCTACTGCACGCAATATTATGGAAGTTGCAAGTAAAATATATGATGAAGGATTTAAAAATGTTGTAATGGTAGTTGGTTCTGATAGAATCAGAGAATTTGAAACTCGCTTAAATGCAGTCAATGGTAAAAAAGGTCGCCATGGTTTCTTTAACTTCCAAAAGATTTCAGTTATGAGTGCAGGTGAACGAGATCCTGACGCTGAAGGTACTGAAGGCATGTCAGCATCTAAGATGCGTGATGCAGTTACAAATAAAGATTTTACTACATTTTCTCAAGGTCTACCTAAAAGTGTTTCTAATCAAGATGCAAAAACTATTTACAATACAGTTCGTAAGGGTATGGGTCTAAAAGAACAAACAGAATTTAAGAATCATATTCAATTAAATCCTATTTCTGATATAAGAGAATCATATATTAATGGTGACTTATTTGCTGCAGGTGATACAGTTGTTGTAAAAGAAACATCTGAAATTGGAAAAATTATTCAGTGCGGTAGTAACTATGTTATTGTTGAAACTAAAAATGGTCAATATAGAAAATGGTTAGATAGTGTAGAATTAATAGAAAAAGTGGCTCAAGACAAAGACGTTGCTGCTGTAAAAGGTACACAGCCGAAGCCATATTATAAGGGCTTGAAAAAAACTACTAAAAAATCTAGAGCTGATCATTTTAGAAGTTATGCTAATAAATCAGATGCCGAGAAAAAAGCAGCTCCATACAAAAAAGCACCTGGAGATGCAACAGCAAAAACTAAACCAGGTAAATGGACTAAAAAATTTAAAGATATGTATGGCGAAGATGTTGATATGGCCAAAAAACGAATTGATCGAGAGAAAAAAATTGATCAGATTAAACACGATCGTATGTTAGATAGAGCAAGAACTCGTGATACTATTAAAAAAAATAAGGAAACCAAGTAATGACAATGAAGTTTAACGAATACTCTGATTTGTATGAAGCTAGCGGATTAGCAGATAAAGCTAAAAAATCTGGTGTATCTGTAGGCACTTTACAAAAAGTTTATAATCGTGGTGTTGCAGCTTGGAAATCAGGCCATCGCCCAGGAACTAATCCGCAACAATGGGGCCATGCCCGCGTTAATGCATTTATTGTTAAAAAGAAAAAGGGTGGTCTTAACCACGATAAGGATCTAGCGTAATGAAAACATTCGATCAAATTAGAGATGAAGCTAAGTCGATTACTGAGGCATCGGCCACACCAGGCGATCATGAAGATGCAGCGCATGCACATAGAACTGCTTCAAAACAACCTAAAATGGATTTAA